AGCACAAACATATAACATCAGTGGACAGAAACTACATGACCTATGGACTGAACGTTACGGTGAAATTCCTGATACTTGGGTATTAGGTGAAAACTTTGCTGATGGTAAGGGTCCAGGTCGACCTGGTGATAGTCAACGTCATGGTATATCAAAAGGTGCTACAATGGCTGAATTAGAAAAAGCAGCCAAGGCATCAGGACGTAAAGGACAGCTAGCACGATGGCAAATCAACATGCGGCGCGGTAAAAAGAAATAAATAATAAAAACGATATAAATTATGACAAATAACCTATTAAAAGAATATATTGACAGACTTGATGCTATTGCGGCAGGTGAAACTATCAATGAAGACAGTGTGGATCGAACACATCTTAGCGATATGCTAGACCAACTTGAAGAACACCTTAATCAAGCTGCAGGCATTGCCAGTGATCTAGCACGTTATGGACGTGATCTTCCAGGACCATTTAGTGGCCAGATACGTAGTTATCTAGCACCACACTTAGAAAGTTTCATAGATGATCGTCGACAACCAGGTAGTGTAGCTAGCCTACGTAGTATGCTGATTGACAGCAGTGAAGAAGACGAAGATGATGACATGAATGAGTCGCAGTCATTTGATCACCTGACCAACAAACGTCTAAAAAGCATATTACTAGCGCCACAGGCAGATGCTCGTACATTAGAATGGGCCATGGATTTTACAAATGATGCTCTAAATGCGGACTATAACGATGAGGGAATTGACAGCAGAACTTTTGATGCTAGGAATAATGCCTTTAATCAGGCTCGAACAGCATTTTACGATGAAGACGAAGAGGTTAGTCCTAAAGCGGATCTAGAAGCAACTCTAATGCATCTAAAACAATTCTGGAGTGTGTAAGTGAAAATCAATGAAATTCTAATAGAAGCCAAAGCAACTAGCCAACGTTTAGACCCTAAGTGCTGGAAAGGTAAAAAGATTGGTAATCCCAAGACCAAAGTCAAAGGCGGGGTGCGTGTAAACAACTGTGTACCTATCGAAGAAACTTATGAAGGCGATGAGTTTTATGAAGCCTACGGTGATTTGTGGTATAACGAAGACGAACAATTAGATGAAGCAGAATATCACGGACGTAAAGTACCTTTAGGCAAACCCATGCAGGGCGATGTTAAGAAATTCAAAGTATATGTTAAGGATCCTAGTACTGGCAATATCAAAAAAGTAAACTTTGGCGATCCTAACATGCGTATTAAAAAGTCTAACCCAGCACGCAGAAAATCATTCAGAGCACGTCACAACTGTGCTAACCCAGGACCACGTACTAAAGCACGCTATTGGTCTTGCCGTAAGTGGTAATTATCTAAGACGCATTAATTTTAAAGCTATAAAAATTCGACAGTACATCCATCCGCTGTCAAATTCCCACCAACGACGACTGAACCATGGCTTACTAGCATCTATATGGTGATGTGCATGTATTTCTTCACCACCAAAGAATATACTGATGGGAAATAGTACTCGAGAACGATCAGTGCCTACATTACCAGCATAGGTAAATCCAACTTTGTGTATGATATAATTACCAAAGAATATACCTATATATTTGGCACCAAAATACAGTCCTGCGCCAATAACAAATCCTACCCACCCAAAAAATATAGTTTGTAGTAGCCACATTAATTGCAGACCTAATCGAGGATACTTACAGTAGAGATTACGTTCAATCCAATCGTTGGTACTGACAACATCAGATGCGTATTCTTGGACCTCTTCGGGACTTATATAGTTTGCACGATTAGGATCACTGTGGCTAACATCAAACATTTGAGCAAACGTATAATGATGTGGACTGTGTGGATCTTTTGGGCTATCACTGTATCTGTGATGTTTGCGATGTTTGGCCGCATAGTGTTGCATCCAATTTGGCCAGCTGAAGGCCATGGTAAACCAAATCCAAAAACGGAAAAGGTGTTCCAGAGCTGGATGAAATACAAAATAATTATGACCTTTGCCTCTATGCACGTATACGCTATAGAAGTTGCCCATAAAATGCCAAATAATCAAAAATGTTATTAATGCCGCTTGCCAACCAAACATAATGTCTCCTATAAAAATATTTATGATAATCGTTGACAAAGATAATTAATTATAATACACTATATTATCTTTCAATAAAGGAGAGCCACAATGGCCGCAAAAATGTTTTCAAGCGAACAAAAAGCTAAATTAACTCAATTGGTTAACGAAGGTATTGCCGTACTTTCAGAAATTGAAGATTTGGGTGCAGGGTTGAATGACACTGTTAAAGCAGTAGCAGAAGAATTAGAAATTAAACCAGCTATTTTGAAAAAAGCAATTAAAATTGCCCAAAAATCAAAATTCAGCGAAACCAATCAGGATCACGAAACACTACAAGATATTCTTGAAACTGTTGGCCGTACAGTTTGAAGCAACGAATTAGGGATTTTTTCTTAAAGAGTTATCATAGTGACCGAATTGCATTTGGTTGTGAAATGTTCAGCTTTGTGGTTACTGTTGCGGCTAGTCTGACTTTAGCTATAACTGCTAACAAACCAAATATGATGATAGTGTATCCTGGATTTTTTATAGGATCCAGTGCAGCAGTTATCGCTTACTATCGTAGAGGTCTAGCATGGCCTTTGGTGTTAACCACATACTTTGCCTTAAACAATATTTTTGGGTTTGGTAGAGCTGCACTGTGGTGGTAGTTGACATCAGTTAAATACTATATAATAATTATTATTCGCCCATTTAGGGTATGAAGAGTGTGTGTGAGCTAGAAGTCGCACAAAAAGGAAAAAGATGAGTTACGTAGACGCATTGTTCGATAGAACAAAAGATCGCATTTACATCGTTGAGCGTGTAAATGGACAAAGAGAATACCGAGAATATCCAGCAAATTATACATTTTACTACGACGATCCTCGTGGTAAGTTTCGCACTATCTATGATACTCCTGTAACAAAATTTAGCACACGTATTGGTAAAGAGTTCCATAAAGAAGTTAAAATTAACAGCGGTAAACGCATCTGGGAAAGCGACATCAATCCCGTGTTCCGTTGTCTCGAAGAAAATTATCTAGGGCAGAAATCACCCAAACTACAAACAGCATTTTTTGACATTGAGGTCGACTTTGACCCCGTCAGAGGATTCAGTCGTCCAGAAGATCCATTCAATCCTATTACTGCCGTGTCAGTATATCTAGATTGGTTAGATAAATTGGTCACAATGGTTATTCCACCCAAATCTATGTCGTGGGAAACAGCTGAAGAGATTGTCAAACAATATGACAACTGTTTCCTGATGGAACGTGAAGAAGACCTGCTTAAAACGTTTTTGGACTTGATTGATGACGCTGATATATTGTCAGGTTGGAATTCAGAGGGCTTTGATATCCCGTACATGGTGCAGAGAACTAATCGTGTGTTAAGTAAAGATGACACACGTAGATTCTGTTTGTGGGGGCAGTTCCCCAAGCAACGTGAGTTTGAACGCTTTGGTGCGGCTAATATGACATTTGATTTGATTGGTCGTGTACACATGGACTATATGCAACTGTACCGCAAATACACCTACGAAGAACGACATAGCTATAGTCTGGATGCTATTAGTGAATACGAACTAGGTGAAAGTAAAACACAGTATGAAGGTACACTAGATCAACTGTACAACAAAGACTTTGTCAAGTTTATCGAATACAATCGTCAAGACACAGCATTGTTGCACAAACTAGATACTAAACTACGCTTCCTGGATCTTGCCAATGAACTAGCGCATGACAACACAGTGCTACTACAGACAACTATGGGTGCGGTAGCAGTTACTGAACAGGCTATCATTAACGAAGCACATCAACTAGGTATGATTGTTCCAAATCGTAATCGTGATGAACAGTTTGATACACAAGCCGCAGGTGCTTATGTTGCAACACCTAAAGCAGGTATGCATGATTATATTGGTGCCATTGACATCAACTCACTATATCCTTCAGCGATTCGTGCGTTGAACATGGGTCCAGAAACTATCGTTGGACAACTACGTCCTACAATGACTGAACACTATATCAAAGAAAAACAAACATCGGGTAGCAGTTTTGCTGACGCATGGGAAAACTTGTTTGGATCGTTAGAGTATACTGCTGTGATGAATGGTGAAGTTGGCACAGAGATTACCATTGACTGGGCCAATGGTACCAGTGATGTGCTAAGTGCCGCAGACTGTTGGCGACTAATATTTGACAGCAACAAGCCTTGGATCTTGTCAGCTAATGGCACTATCTTTAATAATGAACGCAAAGGTGTTATTCCAGGCTTGCTAGAACGTTGGTATCGTGAACGTCAGGAATTACAGGTTAAAAAGAAAGAGGCTGTCTCTGATGAAGATACTGCATTCTGGGACAAACGTCAATTGGTTAAGAAGATTAACTTAAACTCCTTGTATGGTGCTATTTTAAATCCTGGTTGTAGATTCTTTGACAAACGTATCGGTCAATCAACTACATTAACAGGCAGGACCATTGCCCGTCACATGGATGCATACATAAACGAATGTATAACAGGTGTATATGATCACACTGGTGAAGCAATTATCTACGGTGACACAGACTCATGTTACTTTAGTGCTTATCCAATGGTCAAGGCAGATGTTCTAGCAGGTAAAATGGAATGGAACAAAGACATAGCAGTGGGTTTGTATGACAGCATCGCAAATCAGGTCAATGAAAGTTTTCCAGCGTTCTGTGAACGAGCTTTCCATACTCCACGACGTCAGGGAGAACTGATTAAAGGTGGGCGAGAATCAGTATCGCTTAAAGGTTTGTTTATTAAAAAGAAACGCTATGCTATTTTAATCTATGATATGGAAGGGCATCGTTTGGATACTCACGGTACGCCTGGCAAAGTAAAAGCCATGGGCTTAGACTTAAAGAGATCAGATACTCCCAAAGTTATTCAAGACTTCTTAAGTAGTGTATTATTAGAAGTATTAACAGGCGCAGAGCGTGATGCTATTATTGACAAGGTGCGTGACTTTAAATTATTGTTCACAGAGCGTCCAGCTTGGGAGAAAGGCACACCTAAACGTGTAAACAACTTGACCAAGTATACTAAAGAAGAAGAAAGGTTAGGTAAAGCTAACATGCCAGGGCATGTGCGTGCGGCTATGAATTGGAATAACCTAAAACGCATGATGGGTGATCAATACAGCATGAATATCGTAGATGGTATGAAAACTGTGGTGTGTAAGTTAAAAGATAATCCACTTGGTTATACTAGTG